AGTTTGATGATTACTACGAAATATGGAATTAGGATAACCAAATTACAAGGTAAAATGAAGAATGGAAGAGTTTTTAGCATTATACGCAGAGTATGGCATGATCGGCGTAGTTGCTGTAATGTTTGTCTTTATGGTCTATCAAAATGCTAAGAGAGCAGAACAGCAAGCCGAAGATATAGATGCTTTAAGAATTCACAATGAAAGTCAAACTGTAAAAATAAGTAATATTGAAGGAATAATTTTAAAATTTTTAGACCGATGGAACAAATCAGACGATGTAAGAGATAGCCGGCATTTGGATTTGGTCAAGGAAATAAATGATATGTCAGATGTTCTAATGGAAATTAAAGGTTCAGTATCAAGGATAAATGGTAAATGATTATGGATAGTTTAAAAGTCACAGGGATAAGTACAGGTTTAGGCTTAGTCTACTGGACAGATATTATATCAGGAGTATTAATGTGTGTAATGTTTACAGCACAGATTTATTACCTGTATTTAAAAACAAAAAAGATAAAGGAGTCATAAATGGACTTTAAAAAAATGCTGATGGATATGGCACAAGCACAAGCTGATAAGATGCAGGATGAAGCAATGGGTTTCTTAGCATCTGATGAGTTTAGTGATCAAATTGCTACAAAGATCAATGAGAAGATTGACATCCCTTTTGTGAGTGAAGAAAAGGAACAAGTCTTTTTTGAGAGAGTTGTAGATATTGTTACAGACTTAATGGAAGGCGTATTTAAAGGTAAGTAGTATGCCTAGATTCGGTAAAAGATCGAAAGAGCGTCTTAGAGGTGTTGACGCAAAGCTTGTTAATGTCCTAAATGAGGTAGTAAAATACTTTGATATTACTATAATTGAGGGATTGCGTTCCCAAAAACGTCAGGACGAACTTGTAGCTGAAGGCAAGTCTAAGACAAAGTTTGGAAAACATGTTTTAGGCAAAGCTGTGGATTTAGCTCCCTATCCTATTGATTGGAAAGCACGTGATGACTTTCATTTGTTAGGTGGTTTTATATTAGGCGTAGCTTCTCAGATGGGTGTAAATGTTCGCTGGGGTGGAGACTGGTCGTCTTCTAGTTTATACAAAGGAAAACGCACAACCAAAGATAACTCATTTGATGATCTAGTTCATTTTGAACTAAAAGAATAAGATCATGCCAAAGCAGATATTTCAAGTTAAAGATTTTAGTGGCGGTCTTAATACTTTACAGCATGGTATTGACATTAAAGACAATCAAGTACGTCAGGCTAAGAATATCATGTTTAATATACGTGGTATTATACAGTCAGCTTACACTATGGCTGATACCGCTCAAGTCGCTCCTAACGGCAATGGAAATCTCTTAACTCGTTCTACCTATAGTAATACAAATATAGTTTCTACTACAGCAGGAGAGTCTGTGCAGGCTGGCTATGGTCTTGGTTATTTTGAAGTAGATTATATAAGAGACGGAGTTTCTGTTGCTGTTTCTACAGTAGATCAAACTGGAGGCAGCGAAGATGGTTTTAAATTCTTAAGTTCAGCTACTGTAAATACACTTAGTTGTAAAATAGATGGAGACGATGTTAATCTTGCATCAAGCTTTCCAATAGGATCAAAGATTCTTATAACAGCACCCTCCTTCCCTATTGATGGTATAGACCCACACGGTCAAGGAGTTTATAATGTTGTGGGAATTGCAGATACTAATAATTTAGTTTTAGATAGAAACATACAAATTACTATTGAAACGCCACCTGAAGTATTTTGGGCTGCTACAGTTAAAGGTTTTACAGCGGGAGATCAAGTCACATTAATTGCTAATCCGAAAGAACATAAAATAGACACCTTTTCAGCAAGTTCTTCTACTAAATGGAATTCAGATACTATTACATTAAGGTCTACTGAAACTGGAACAGCATCTAGGGTTAGATATTATGCAGTAGATCAATCAATTAGGTGTTGCGATACAGCAGATTCATCTGATTCCCAAATTAAGTGGTATGGGTTTATTAATAGAAGACATTTTGATCAGGCTGATGCAAGTACTGATGACAATTCATATCTTGGTTATTATTCAAAGAATAACGACTTAGCAAAACCGACCAATGGTGATTGTGTAGATGGTGGCACAACACCCGCAGTATCTACTTATGCAACAGCGGGCAATGGATTTGATTTTAATATCTCTAATAATACTGGTGTTGATGGTCTTATATCAGCCGGTTCTTATGAATTTGCACAAACTTTTATATATGATGATAATCAAGAAAGTTTGCCGACTACATATTCTACTGTTGTAACCGTTGACGATGCCGATGATCTAAAGGTCTTTTCAGTAAATATTGGAGCTACTGGTCCATTTGACCCCAGAATTTCAGGAGGTAGAATATATATAAGGGAGCAGAATGTTGATACTGAATGGATTTTTCTTGTAGATATCAACCTAACAAAAGGATGTAGAACAAGATTAACTGATACTTATACAAGCTGGGAAGATGCTGGAAGTTCTACTTACAGTTGTCCGACTATATCAGCAAGTGATAATTTTATTATTAAAGAACTTAGTCTTTTAACATATGAGCTTATTAATGGATATCCATCTAGTATATTTAGTAACGCCATAGGAGATCAGGGAGAATTCTGGAAAGACTCAATTATTGCTAATAATAGAGCTTTTATATGTAATGTAACAGTGAAGAATGACCAAGCTGGTATCAATAAAGATGAGACATCTCCAGAGCATTATGGAGATAGGATAATGTATTCTATGCCTAATAGGTTCGATACGTTTCCTTCTCATAATTTTATTGAAGCTGCTAAAGGAGAGTTTGATGAATATGTTGCTATAGATTCATTTGCAGATCGTCTACTTGCTTTTAAAAAACATAGCGTTGATATTATCAATATAGCAGGCGATGATACGAACTGGTTCTTGGAAGATAGTAAAAAATACCAAGGAGTATTGCATCCTGAAGCTGTTAAGAAAACCCAGTATGGGCTTGTATGGGCAAATTCTCAAGGATTATTTTTATATGGCGGACAAGATATAAAAAATCTCTCCGAGAATCTTATAAGCGATTATGATTGGTCACAACATATTAGTTCTGATACTATTATTATTTATGATGAACAAGAGTCTATGGTGTTTGTTGTGCAAAACGCAGGAAGTGATGGTGATACTTATATGTGTGATTTAAAGTCAAATACATTTACATATTTAGACGACTTTGTTCCAGTCTCAAATGACGGCATTACTAATTCTGTAGATACTGAAAGCAATAATACTATTATAGCACATGACGAAGGTGATACAATAGACTTTTATCAACTCTACAGGAGACAGGCTACTGTAGCACAGGTTGAGTTTAAAACCAAATTTTACGATTTTGGTAATCCTGATATTATAAAGAAAATCTATGCTGTATATATAACATATAAATGCACAGATCATGCTTTAACAAATAAGTTTACATTAGTACAGCCAGATTCAACATCAACAGCATTGGCTGGAACTATGGCTACTGCTGCTAATTTTACAACTGTAAAGATTGCTCCTTCTTCTCCGATTAGTTGCAGTAGGGTATCTCTAGTTTTTGATTCAACTACAGATGATCCCACATTGCAAATTAGCGATATTGGTTTTGAATATAGAATAATTCATAAGAAAGTAGCATAGTGGATAGAATTCAAAGAAATATTAATAATAGAAAGCAAGACAAGATTAGTCTTGTATCTTCTCAACCGTCCATCAGGGCAATGCGTGATGGTGAAGAATCTTTGTATCTTGGTAGAGATGGAATCCTTATGAGATACCGTAGAGAAAAGGGTGTTTTATGGAAAACCCAAATGTCTAAAGATGGTAATCAGTACGTAGAAAAAGATATCAAAATAAAAAATAATTTAGTTGTAGGTGGAACTGCTGACATAGGTGGAAATGTTCAAGTAGATGGTTCAGTTACAATAGGCATAGACGATACGGGATATGATGTTAAATTTTTTGGAGCCACTGCAAGTGCTTATTCGTTGTGGGATGCATCTGAGGATAGATATACATTAGCTAACCCAACTGGAGCACCAACATTAAGATTACTTAGAAATGATTCGAGCATAACTACAAATGATAGTTTAGGTAAAATAGAGTTCGCTGGACTTGATGATGAAGAGGATGTTGGGTGTATGATTGAGGGTCAGGCAAGAGGAGGCTGGAATGGCGGCTCCGATATTCCAGCGGCTATGATATTTTGGATAGCTGATGATGGTACTACTACATTAAGGGAACATGTAAGATACCAATGGAATTCTAATACTTTTAATGAGCAGGGCTATTCCGATGTTGATTTTAGGGTAGAATCAGATAATCAGACACATATGTTTTTTGTTGATGCAGGTCAGGATAATATTGGCATAGGGACTAGTTCGCCAGATTCAGGTGCTGACGTTCATATTTATGGTGGTACAAATGGTTGGCTTTATATAGATGGTGCTCAAGATTCTGGTTTAAAAATCTTGGATGGCGGTACTATGAGATGGGAAATATTTAATTCAACTGGTTCTTCTGATAGATTATACATTCGTGACGAAGAGAGTGACACTGGTGTTTATATAGCTCAGGATGCTACGGATTGGACTAGTCTTTCAGATATATCATTAAAAACGGATATAACAAGTATATCTAATGCTTTAAGTAAGGTAAATAGTATTAGAGGCGTGAACTTTAAGTGGAAGAAGTATAAGCCTGATGGTTCTAAACCAATTCCATCAAGAGATAGGAATAGAATAGGATGCATAGCTCAGGAAGTTAATGAAGTATTGCCAGAAGCTGTAGATACATCAAAAGATGGCGAGTGGGGAGTGTCTTATAGTACTCTTATACCATTGCTTGTAGAAGCAGTTAAAGAATTATCAGCAGAAGTTGATATACTTAAAAATCAATAGTATTATTTATTATGAAATATCTTAAAATGTTTATAATGACAATTCTAAAAACAATAATTTTTTCTTAGATTAGGAACAGTATTATGGCTACATATGGACAACTGGCAATGGCAGCACAAGCAGCACAGGATAGAGCTGCTTTTGAATCTGCCCACAATAAAGAACAAGCAAGACGCACTAAAGCTGGCAAATGGGGAGGCTGGGGAAGAACGCTGGGTCTTCTTGGTGCTGGGCTGGCAACTGCCGCAACAGGTGGACTAGCTGCTCCAGTAGCCGCAGGATTAGTGGGCTTAGGCGGGCTTGCAGGTAGATCAGCTGGCAGAGCTATGGCTGGTGGAAGAGAGCGTGATGCAGATAAAAATATAGATGCTTTATTTTATCAAGGAGAGCAAAGAAAATTTGGTAAAGAAATAGGTGACTATCAAGCTGGTATGCGTGAGCGTATGCTTACAGATACTGCTAGAGATGCTTTCTCTGCGTATACAATGCAGAAATATTTTAAACCAACAATAGGCAAAATGAAAGATAAATTCATTGGAAGGTTTGGTAGCCCCGATCAAAAACTTGCAATGATGACTGGCGATCCTAATGCAGCAGAAGCAATCGCTAGAGCAAAAGGTGCATCTGAATATTTAGCTGGTCCCGAAGCTGGTATGTTTGGACAAGAAGATGTTGTAAGAAGACTCAATCCTTCAGTTGGTCCACAAGGACCACTACCTGTTGGACAAGGACTTACTCCGACACAGCAATTTGGTACAAATCCTTTAGGTGCTGATCTATCTACATCTGTACCAACTCCATATTCATCTACTGCTCCAGCACCGACTACTTATGGAGCCGCAGTAGATAGAGGCAGAGCAATGAGTGGTCAAGGGATGTTAAATGATACAATACGTCAATCTTTAGGATTACCAACATCGGTTCCAGATCAAATGGGCGGTATGAGCTATGATCAATATTCAAATCTGTCCCCTGAAGCATTTGAGGCGTTCATGAATCAAGGTCAAGAAGGAAGTCTTTTTGATATGATAAGTCCTCATATGCAACAACCTCGACGAGTGAGATACTAATGCCTGTAAATCCTTGGCTGTCTTCAGCCTTTCAGAATACTTCTAATCCT